GCCCGTGAGGGCCCTGCCGGTGCTAGTGCACTGGTGTGGTGACAAACCACATCCACTCACACGCGTCAACCGGCGCGTGTGTCCTTCTACCCCGAAGGGTCTCCATGGACAGCATGTTCACCCAGAGCCGCCGGACTCCCCGCAATATGAACGTGAGATACTCCGTATCTTCACGCCCATTTGTGGGAGCTCCGTGGACGGTCGTCGACCGCCCTGACTCTTACGGTGCATATGCTCCTTCCCAGACTACGACCAGTCATCGTACTGGCCGTACTGCGAGACAACTGAACGCACCTCTTTCCCTGGAGGATGTCGTGGATGCGGCAACGTCCCAAGAAGCACTGTTTTCAGTGCTCAAGGAACAAAACCGCAACCAAGACTATCCAGGAGGTGTGGACCGTGGCCATGAGTTCAGTACAGAAACTCAAACTCTGTACTGCTCTCACCCCAGCGTTGATGTTAATAACGCTGGATCTGGTCCCGGTGCCGGTACCTTACGGTACCGGGGACCACTCGTGTGGGTTCCCCCCACGAGTATGTTTGGACTCAACTACTTCGACGCCGCGCCGAATATCGACATCGGCTTTTACGGTCCGAAGGCAGTGAGCCAAACGCGTCCCTCTCAGTCACAGGCAGATCTTGCCGTGGGCCTGGCCGAAGTTTGGAGAGAAGGCTTTCCAGCCGGTCTCCAGCAAAACGTCCAGGACTTCAGTGATCGAGCCTCAGTCGCAAGACTGGCCGGCTCGAAACATCTGGAGACGCAATTTGGATGGTTGCCTTTGTTGGCAGACCTCCAGAAAACGTACCACGCCACTCGTAACGCTCGAGCTCTGCTCGAACAGTACGAGAAGGATGCCGGTAAATCTATCCGGCGCAAGATGACGTTCCCAACAACAGTTTCGGAGGATCTTCGCACTACCACGGGTGATATGTCTATCATCCCACTTGGTAATGTGTTGACTAACTCCATGATTGTTGGAGGGACGGGAAGTGGATTTCCAGTAACCGAGACCATTCGCCGTCAACAGACGGTGAAGTTCTCTGGTGCGTACTCGTATCATCTCTCTGCGGACAATCCTTTGTTCATTGAGAGATTGAAACGTGCCGAACAGGAGTTTAACTACCTGTACGGCGCCCGGATCACTCCGGAAGTACTCTGGAATCTAGCTCCATGGAGCTGGCTGTCCGATTGGAAGTTGAACCTTGGCGATAATATCGCCAATGCTGTTCATCTTGGTTCGGACGGTTTGGTGATGAGGTATGGGTACCTGATGTGTGAGACAATCATAGATCACACCTTTACCCTCAGTGGGCCAGTCTTTAAGTCTGGCACCATTGGGCCTTACTCGCTGCAGTTCACTACTGTGAGAAAGCAGCGCGTGAGGGCCACACCTTTCGGGTTCGGCCTAAATCCTTCAAGTTTCAACTTGAAGCAATGGTCGATCCTGGGCGCTCTTGGTATTACCAAGGCGCCCACAACTCTCTGGTAGTAGATACCGTGAGAGAAGCATCACCCTCGGGCCGCCGTTCGGCGCCCCGAGCCATCTCTGCAAGGACGACGCTACATGTTCACCGATCCTCAGTCAGTTACGATTGCGCCGGCTTCGGCCGTCTCGCTTCCCAGAACTGGGAATGGTCCCCGAAGCGGAGATTTCTCTTCCGCTGACGGGAACATTCTCTTTTCTGTTGCCCACACTGTGGGCAAGCGAGCTCGCCGTACCGCGCGCATTCAGCACCGGAAGGTTGCTCCTGACCCGCTGTTTCCCGCCCAGAACACTCCGTACAGCATGAGTTTTTATGTTGTTGCGGATGTTCCTCTGGTGGGATACACGGTTGCGGAGCAGAAGGCCGTCATCGACGGCTTTCTGGCCAATCTCCAGGCTACCTCTGGTGCCAACATCACCAAGCTTCTTGGTGGTGAGAACTGACTCTGCCTCTGGAGATTCTATACGAGGCAGGTACACGATATGGGACTAGCCAGGTGCTTCAACGCCCTGGCTAGTCTCATCGTGTACGACTGGTGAACGTGGAGCAAGGACCTGCCAACTTCTCATTGAAGAGGTGACAGTGAAAAGCCCCATGCCGCTCTTGCAGTGTGTGCTCGATGACTTGAGCACACTGTGTTGCACTAGCACCATCCGTGATCTCAAAACGATCACGGAGCGTTTCGAACACGAGGGGTTATCGTTTCTGACGATAACCCTACCTAGCTTTGGTTCGGACACCCAAAAGTGTCTAGACCAAGGCTTTGTTGGTCACGACCAGTTCCTTGGATTTTCAAGAACTGGGGGTCTCCCCCGATTTCTCGGAGGTTTCCTTGACCGTGTGTTCGATCGTGAGACTGGAGTGTTGCTCAGTGAGCCTTCTGTAGCGCACATCCACGCGATACGTCAGATAACTCTGATGTTCGCAAAGATTAATCTCCCTTGCACTCCTGCAAGAGAGAGACGCGCTATCAGGAGCTACATTGAGTGTGAGCAGGATGTTCGCAACAACGACGCGCGAATTAAGGGAGAACCCGAGAGGGCTTCTCGCTTCCTTCGCATGTCTACTCTGCTTTGGGGCGATCTTCTTTCCTCTCTGGACCATCTGGTCTTCGAGCAAGGAGCAGAAGCCATCATCCCAAAGCATGGCCCCGGTGCAACGGCCGACCGACTTAGAGGAAACTCTAAGTGGGAACAGTCCGAGTGGACCGAGCGACTGGAACAAGTGTTCCCTCATGGGATCCATCTTGCTTCCAGCTGGAGGTATTTCCAAGACCTCAGCCATGTGCGCATCCTCGAACCTGGCGCTGAAAGACCCGTCAGGGTCATCACAGTGCCTAAGACGCTCAAGACTCCCAGAATCATCGCAGTTGAGCCTACTTGCATGCAATATGTGCAACAAGGACTTCTGGACGCATTCTGGAAGGCCGTCGAAGCAGATGACATCGCTTCAGGCCTTATCGGATGGGCAACGCAGGTGCCTAATCAGCACCTTGCTTGTGAGGGCTCTAGGAATGGAACCCTCGCTACCCTTGACCTCAGAGAGGCCTCCGACCGAGTCTCGAATCAGCATGTACGAGCTCTGCTTGAAAGACACCCCCACATCCGTGGGGCCGTGGATTCCTGCAGATCCCGAAAGGCTGATGTGCCTGGCCATGGCGGACTCCGCCTAGCCAAGTTCGCATCTATGGGTTCAGCTCTTACCTTCCCCATTGAGGCAATGGTCTTCGCGACCATCATCTTCATGGCGATAGAGAAAGAGCTCAACACATCCATCTCCCGAGGAAAGATCAAGAAGTTCCTCGGTCAGGTGCGCGTCTACGGGGACGATATCATTGTCCCCAGTAGATTTGTGCATGCGGTCACCACGGAACTAGAAGCTTTTGGGCTTCTAGTTAACGCGGACAAGTCTTTCTGGTCAGGCAAGTTCAGAGAGTCTTGTGGCAAGGAATACTACGATGGCCACGATGTATCTGTGGTCAAAATGCGTAGTATGCTCCCTGCTGATCGCACGAATGTTCAGGAGATTGTATCTACCGTCTCATTCCGGAACCAGCTATACTTCGCTGGTCTCTGGAAGACGGCTAGGTACCTCGATGACATCTTGGGTCGGTTAATCCCGATGCCGGTTGTACTCGAGACCTCTCCTGTGCTAGGTCGCAACAGCTTCTTGGGCTACGAAACCCAGAGAATCTGCGAAGAACTACATCGTCCCCTTGTCAAGGGATGGGTAGTTGTTCCGGAAATTCCAATCTCACGATTGGAAGGACCGAGCGCCCTGCTGAAGTGTCTCACCCTTCTCGAGAGAAAGCACGCAAGTGCGATCCTCGAGGATGCCAGCTTCGCAAGCTCTTGGGAAAGAGCGAACGGCCGGTTCAGTCCTCAGCCTGGGACTGATGGTGAGCATCTTGAACGTTCGGGACGTCCTCGACGCGTAGACACAAAGTCGAGATGGTCAACCCCATACTGACGGGTTAGACCAATGGACCCAGGTCACAGACCTGGGTTGGTTTGGTGACTTTCAACCAAACCCTGGGGAGTCCAGTGCGGACTTTTCCGGTGTTTCTGAATACGACTTCCAAACCACCG